TTATATTCTGTTGTACCACCGTTGGCAACGCCAGAACCTAATTTACCTACAAGTCTTGCTCCAAATGGGGCATCTTTGTTAGCCATAATAAGTCACCTTATAATTTATAATTCTATTAAATATTGATGATCAACTACGTTGACCACCTCCAAAAGTTACTTTGCTTGATCTCTGAGGATTTAACATCGGAGAACTTGGGTCAGATTCCTTCATCATATCGTTATCTACAGCGTCTTGCTGTGTCTTGGCACGTGAATTATAGTAGGAGTTTCTCTCTTCACGAGTTTCATTTGGAATCTTGGCCAATAGCAAACCACCACGTGCAACTACTCCTGCATGTCTACCTTGCTTTAGGGTATCGTAACGATCTTGTTGAGAATCATCTAATTCTTCTGCTCGAACTAGGTCGAAACCTTCGCTCAATCTTGCAGTTAAATTTTTATGATCTTCAACACCTAAAGTTTCGGCTCGAATCCACCTGTAAGTATAACCTTCAGGTGCAGGAGGAGCGTCCAACGTTGATGGCGGGCTCCATGGTTTGCGAGCTTCTGATTTAGCTCGAGTGTCAGCAGAACGCGAGGCTCTGTTTAAATTTTTATTGTCATTTTCTGTCATAACTATTACCTTTTAACATATTTTGCGTACTCTGTTAAGGGTACGTTTAATCTTTTTGCCATTTGTACTTCTGCTGGCGACAACTTAACTTGTCTTTTTGAGCTAGTATTACCAGCTACTCTGCCTGCTGAAGCTACCTTTTGTTGAGGCTTCGTTTTATTAGAAGACCCTTCAAATTTGTGTGGAAACTCAGTTCGCAATCTATTATCAACTTCAGTGTAGTATTCATCAGATGTAGCATCATAACCTTCTTGCACTAACTTTTGGTCTATAGAAAAAGCGGCAAGAGTCATAATTTCATCTTCACCAAACCATGAGTTATTATCTACCCACTTTTCTTGTTTTTTATCAAGTTTTGGTGGAGCTTGGTATTGAGGTTGTTGTTGTACATATTGTTGTTGTGCAGGTTGTATTGTTTGTTCTTGTACTTGTTGTTGTATAGCCATCTTTGATGTAGAAACTTTGTTTTCTTCTACAGCTATCTTTGATAAAACTTCTTGTGCTTTTGCAACCTTATCGTAGTCTTGTACTTCATGAGCTGATTTTAGTGCAGACATAGCTTGTTGTTTTTGAGACTTAAGCCTGTTTTCTGCTTCCATTAGATATGATCTATCTAAATTAGAACTTTTTTGTTTGAGGTGTTGGTTTTCAACAGAGGTTCGTTTTGCATACTCAAATGCAGATTCTTGACCTCTTTCTGCTTCTCTTAACTTCCTGGTTAGGTTGTTAATTCTTTTTTGTACGCTTTTAGAATAATCCTCTAATTCTTCTTCTTGTTTTTCTTCTAGTTCTTCAGAAACATTCTCTATTTTTTTGTCAGCCTCTTCATCAACAGGCTCCATAGGAATTTGTGTTTTAGGTGTATCATCCTCTACAGGATCTAGTTCAACAATTTCACCTTCTTCTATTTCTGTTTCTTCTACTACTTTTGCGTTTTCTTCTGCCATTTTTTGCTCCTTATACTGCAAGAATATCGTCAGGATCCATTATGGTAGCTATCACTTCATCGTCATTAATGATTCTGCATTCAGACTCATCACCTAACTTAAAGCGAGCACCAGCATATCTGCCTATCAATACCCATTGTTTTTCCTGACACCATGGTTCTGCAAACTTATTTGCATCCGCATAGCAATCAGGGCCCATTTTTACCACATACCCAACAACTGTAGCTAGAGATTCTCTATCTACTGTAGATTGGACTAAGTGTATTCCGCCTTCTGTGACTGCTTTACCTTTGTAAGGTAATATAAGTATCCTCCAACCTGTAGGTTGTGGCATACGATCTAAAAAACTTTTATCCAGTAATGTAGGGTCTAAAACACGTGCTGATTCATTTACGTAAGCAGGGTTTTCTTTTGTTTCTGGAGTCGGGGGTGTTTGTTTGGGTTCTGGTTTTTGTTCTGATTCTATGGCTTTAGCTACATGATCAGGTATGTGTATCTTCGTCATCTTCTTGTGTTTTTCCTAGCAGCTCTCTAAAAATATTTTCTGCATCGGCTAGAGAACTGTAACGCCCACGCAAAAATTCATACTGAGAGAAGTCTTTACATCCAGATAACATAGCATCCTTTGTATCTTCTCTTCTGCCTTCAAGTTCTTTTAAAAACTTTTCAGCAAGCCAAATTGACGACATTAATAAATGCCTGAAAACTTACCACCAAATTCGGCGGCACCCATTCCTCTTGCTTTTCCTTTACCTGTACCTGGTGTAGCTTTAGTGCTAGTAGAAAAAGTACCAGCTTTTGTTTTTAAAGACGCGGTGCCTTTATTGCTATAGCTGTTTTTATTCTTAAGTACCTTAGGTGTTTTCTGTTGACTTATGTCTGTTCTTTTATACATGTGTTTTATTATGTTGTGTGAAATTTAATTTTGCAAGTATTAATTTTTGTTTTGCATTTCCAGTAATTTAAAACGTGCCTGTTGTTCTAGCCTAGCTCTAGCAGTTTCATCTCTTAAATCTGCTATATCTTCCATAGATCCTATTCTTTCTTTGTCTACATTTATTCTTCGTTGTGCATCTAAAGATTTACGTTTTTCTTCTTGTAAGAATTGTTGTTGTTCCATAGATAACTCTTGACCTTTAAGTGCAAGCTCTTGTTTTCTGATTGCTACTAAAGGATCTTCATCACTAGGATCTGCAACCTTCTGGCTATATTCTGTAATAAGCTGTGCCATTATTGGTGCTGAGAACTGTGCAAGTATATCTGCTGCTTGTTGAGCCATTTGCTTACCCTCTGCTGGATTTGCTTGTTCTGCTTGTTGTTGCAACTGTTGAAATTGTTGCATAGCTTCTGGTGGCATTTGTTGTTCTGCCAAGCTATCTGCCTTCATTTGTAAATGTTGCATTATATGTGAATGTATCAAAGCTTGTACTTGTGCATTCATTTGCACAGGCGGTGTATTGAGTATAGCCATGTGTGTTGCTATGTGTGCATCATGATTCTGTTGACCAAAGGCTTGTGCTTGTTGGCCTAGTAATAATTTGTTATTTTCAAAACCTGACTCTAGTGGACTAGGTTCTGTTGGTGGCGGAGGTGTTAATATTTTTTCTATGTTATCTACACCTATAGCTGCATACATTCTTTTATAGGATTCGTATACACCTTGAGGGCCATGAACTTCTGGGTTAGATTGAACTAGTTGCATCATTTCTTGTGCCATAGCTATTCTTTGTGCTTGACTAAATATATCAGGGTTCGAGATAGGAATTATATCTACTCTTTCATCAAAGTCTTGTAATTTTATTTGTGCATTACCACCTGCTACAGCGTAAGGATATTCTGGTGGTAAGTATTCTTTAAATACTTGTGCTAACAATCTAAATTCTTTTTTCTGTGAATTGTGTAGTCTTTTGTGAATAGCAGATAAAACCTTAGTAGATCTTTCTAGTAAAGCTAAAGTAGTTCCTACAGGTGCATTGGGATTACCTTGTCCTGTATTAATCTCAGCAATAGAGGCAAACTTTTTACCACCGTCTACTAATATACCTAATAGGTTAAGAAGTGTTCCACTTGGTTCTTTGAAAGGTAAAGGCTGTATTGATTCTCTTAGTGATCCACCAGGAGCATCAACATCTCTAAACTCACCTGGTTGAATTGGCGTGTCTTCATCCCTAATTCTAATACCACGAGTTTTAAACCCAGCAGGTAAGTTAGCTAGAGTACCAGCATCAATCAATTGTCTTAGTATTGAAGTAGAAGCTTTAGATAAGCCTCCTATCATGTGTGTTAATCCAAAGCCATAGAATCCTAAACCAGGAAGAAACTTAAAGTGTACAAAGTATTCTATTTTATTTTTTAAAGGGTCTTCTTCTTTAAAGTTCCTACGAATAGATAATATCTCACTGCTTCCTGTATCAAGGGTTACTATGTAAGGTAACTTTACCCCAGTAGATTCTCCATCTTCTCCAATGTCTTCAAAGCCATCAAGCTCTAAATTGCAATGCACTTCATATAATAAAGATATTTCACCGTTATCATAAGATGGCTCCATGCCTGATAGTTTGTTTATTTCTTCAGTAGCTTCAGAATAGACTTCTGCATCACCGCCCATATCAACATCTACCTTTCTATAAAAACCTAAGGCTTGTAACTTTTTGACTTCATTCTCTGGCATTTTAATTACGTTTGTAATTCTAGGACAAGATTCTAAATCAGTTGTGTAATAAGGAACTATTAAATCTTCAGGTGCTACAAACTTAGATACAGCTCTGCCTATAGACTCATCGTAGTAAACTTTTTTAAATGCAGAACCTGCAAGCGGTAGATAGAATAACATCTGATCTAACTCTTCATCGAACTCTTCCATAACGTGCGTTATCTGATAGTTCATAAATTCTTTAACTCTTTGTGCTTGTTCTTCTACAGCAGAATCATAGGCACCAATAACTTGTGTCTTAACAGGCCCACCAGAAGGCAATAATTCTTTATAAGCTTGAGCTTGAAAAGTAGTAACAGCTTCACCTAATAACGGGTGTATAACCCCTGAAGCACCTGCAAAAGGTTCTGACCTTTCATCGTCAACCTTCATACCAAGATACTTCAAACCATCTGTGTATGTATTTTCCCAGTCTTCTCTTGATGACTTGTCTTTTTCTATGCCATCCATGAGTTCATTTGAAATCTTAGCTAGATCTCTGTCTTCCATAGATTCTGCTAAATTTTCGTCAAATCCTGTTTCTATTTGCTCTTGCATACTTGATTCAAGTATTGCACTGCCATCATCTTGCATAACAAAGTCTTCCATGCCAGCTTCTTCTATAGCAGCTAGTGCAACTTCCATACCCTCGTCACCGAGAGACATTTGATTTTCTTCGTTAAGAACTGTTGGATTTATATCTTTTTCTATTGCCATTAATAATATACCCTTCTAACTGGTGCTTTTGCCTCATCGGAATAGTCATCATCAAGAGAAACTAAACCGCCTTCTCTAAATCTCATGAGAGCTTGAGTCATAGTATCACATAAATCGTCATTTTTACCAAAAGGGAATGCAGCACATTCTTCAATCATTTCTTCAGCAAATTTCTTCTGAGGTGCGTAAACTAGCTCTGATTCAAAGATAGGAGCAACCGAGTGCATTCTTGTAGATTTGTCATGGCCTCTAGTCGGAGAGTAGTTGACTACAGGGATACCTAACCTTCTAAGTTCGTGAGTAAGAGGCGTACCAGAAGCTTTTGCTTCAATAAGCGTCATGTCTGGTTCCCAGTATTTATATTCGTTATAAGCTATGCGTTTTAGTTCTGGAAAGTCCCATCTGCCTTTTTGGGCATCAAGCAACATAATACAATCAGGTGAGTCAGGAGTTGGTCTAAAGATACCCCAAGTAGATATAGCTGAGTAGTCAGCGTTCTCCTTTTTAGAAAAAGCAGTATCGTAGCTTTGTATGATATAGCTCACAGGTGGCAAGGTTTCACCCTCCCACAGGTTCCACCACTCACGCTTCACAATAGAGCCTTCTTCGGAGGTTGGCGTTTGCATCCACTGGGCATTCCATTTTTGCACAGGTAAAGAAGCTTTAACTTTTTCTAATTCTTCTATTGCCCAGAACTCAGGCCACAAGGCATTGTTTGATTCAGGAAAGATAGCAGGGAACTCTACTATTTCCCACTGATCTGCGGCGGATTCTTTTTGTGCGTCTAAAAGCTTCGCAGTCAGATCTATTGAACTCCAACGTGTCATCACTAAAATAATGGCTCCACCAGGCTGTAAACGCTGTCTAGGCCCAGAGGTGTACCATTCCCAACAGGATTCCAAAGCACTAGGGCTAAGAGCATCTTGTTCTGAATGCGGGTCATCAATGATAAGTAAATCAGCACCACGACCTGTAATAGCACCGCCGACACCAGCAGCAAAGTAT